TAATTTTAATTACATTATGTGCTATTGCATTTATGGTATTTGCAATAGGTAGAATGATAGATGAAAGGAGTAAAAAATGAAAGATACAAATATGGATAACAGAGTATGTTTGTTTTATGTAGCAGATAGACTTATGGAGTTATCAGAAGTAAAGGATAAAGACTTACGTAAGCATGTTGTAGAGTTTAGAGAAGAATGTTTACGAAACTTAGGCGTTAATGCCTTACATGACCATAATAACTAGAGAGGAGATAATATGGGTGCTATGAAATGGTTTCTTATGGGGGTTGAAGAATTAATTGACCCAAATAAGACACTTAAAGAAAATATTGAAATGAACAAAAACAATAAGGTTGTTGTTCGTGGAGAAAAATTTGGAGTACATAAAGATGACATTGAATACGCATATGGAAGAGTTATGCAGGAAGGAGAACCCAATGGATATTAGTACTATGACAGTTGGAGATTTATTTATGGAAGATAACTATGACTGGGTTAATGATGAAGAAGCAGTAGCTTTTAATCGAATTGAAGAATTAATTCGTGACTTTAAAAAAGATAATGGCAGAAGCCCAACAAAAATATATGTAAGTAATGATGAAGAATTACAAAGCTATTTAATGTGGTTTTCAGCATCTTATGGATTAACATCTGAGAGAACAGAAAAAGGAACATATTTAGAATAATTTGCTTGACAAATTATAAAAAGTATGCTAGAAACAATTAACAATAAGGAGGTATCTATGACTGATACACAAATTGCAAATTTTGAGCAATTAAGTAAAAGCCAAATCATGGAAATGATAGGGCAAGAAGGAGGCCAGTCATCTTCAACAGGATTGCCTAGATTAACAATAAATAGGCAACCAGAAGATGATGATGGTAACAAAATACCAATGGGAACATATGGTATTTATGATTCTGGAATAGAGTCAATGGTTTATGGTAAACCTGCTATCTTTAGACCTTTTATAAATTCATTTCAGTTTATGGAATATGATACAGAGCAAAATAAGTTTTCTAAACGCTCTGTTATATTTAAGAACTGGAAAGACGAAGCAATAGATACAAGTGGGGGAACTCGCTGTGGTAAAGTACCTTTTAAAGAGAGGGATAAGCTATCTAAAGCTCAATTAGAAATGCAGAAAAATATAAAGTGTTATAGACTTGTTTATGGAACAGTAAGCATGGAAGGTCAAAATGCAGAGGGCAATCCAGTATCTATTAAACACAAACCTGTATTATGGAGAGTGACAGGAAGTAACTTCACTCCTGTTGGAGAGGCTATGCAAAGTCTTAAAAATAGAAAGAAGTTAATGTTTAATCACACTCTATCTCTTGAAACAGATAAAAGAAAGGCAGGTTCTACAGTATACTATGTTTCATCTATAAAAGTAAATCAAGATGAAGTTAAATTTACTAACGAAGACATGGAATTAATGCAAAAGTTTCAAGATATAATTACTACAGAAAATGAAGAGATTGTTGAGCTTTGGAAAGAAGCCAATAAAGCAAAAAATGGAACTGCCGATAATGAAAGTGCTAAATTAGTATCTAACGTTGAAGGAAGTCCATTCGAGGTTGATGAGTAATCAAATCTTAGAAAACGTTCAATCTTTTCTCAAGATGGCTACAGATGATTCTGTAGCCGTCTCTGATAAATTAATTGATGAGTTTGGAGAAATGTGCAAAGATGCATTTCGAAAACAATTTACTGACAAAAGAGATAAAACTTTTAAAGCAAGAATGTCTAATATAGGAAAACCATTATGCCAACTTCAAATGGAAAAAAGTAATGCAAAACCAGAGGGGCAACCCTATAATAATAAAATGCGAAATACATTTGGAGATTTAATTGAAGCATTGGCTGTTACTATAATAAAAGCATCGGGAATAAAAGTTGACTCTACACAAAAATCTGTTTCATATAATATGGATAAATCTAAAATTGATGGAACATATGATATTGAAATAGGCAATTCTATTTATGATATTAAAAGTGCTTCTCCTTATGCCTTTGAACATAAGTTTGGGGATGAAGGAGGATTTAATTCTATAGTTGAAGATGATTCTTTTGGTTATTTATCGCAAGGATATTTATATAGTGAATCTGAAAATAAAAGGTTTGGTGGTTGGATTGTTATTAACAAAAGTACGGGTGAATGGTTAGTAACAGAAACACCTACCGAAGATGAAAAATATAAAAACATTGCTATAAATTTATCTAAAGAAAATCTCCATGCTTTAGATGAGGGCAAACCCTTTAGACGTTGTTTCAGCGACATTGAAGAAACCTTCAGAAAAATTCCGACAGGGAATAGAGTATTAGGGATAGTATGCAGTTTCTGTCCTTATAAATTTCCTTGTTGGGGTAAAGATAAGTTGCAATATCTCCCTCAACAACAGTCTAAGGGGAAAAGCCCAAAATGGGTATACTATACAGAAGTAAACAATCCTAGGGAGACAAGTGAAGACACGCAGTAGAAAAGCGAAAGGTAGGAGACTTCAGAATTGGGTAAGAGATGAACTATTATCTTTATTTACTACTTTGTCCAATGACGATATTTATTGTGCTATTATGGGGGAATCTGGTGTTGATGTAAAATTTTCTCCCAATGCACAAAAAGTTTTACCCTATTCTATTGAATGTAAAAATAAAGAGACATTTAAAGGTATATATGATATAATAAAACAAGCCCAAAGTAATGCTAAAAAAAATCAAGTTCCTCTAGGTGTAATTAAAATGAATAACTTTGAACCATTAGCTATATTAGATGCTAGGTTTTTATTTAAACTAATGAGGGAATATGGAAAAAATTAATTTTGAAAAAGGAATAAAATTATTTGTATCTCCCACAAACAATGGATTTGCTTGTGGAGTTATAAAGGATGACTGGATGTATTCTGATGAGGGGTATCTTTGTTCAGTTATAGCCAGAGGAATGATGAAGATAGCGTGTGATAGCCCTCAAGATATTTTTGAATTGGGGCTTGAAGGTTTTCAAGAAGATATTAAAAATAAAAAACCCTCCTCTAATAATGGTGAATTAGTAGAAGAGGGTGGTGCTAAAATAATTGATATTGTTCCTTATTTTAATAAAAAGAAAGTTCACTAAGGAGAAACTATGGAAGATTATAAAGACTATAGATTAAAGGGTACACTCCATGCACCTTTTAGTCCAATACTAATGGAATTTCAAATTCCACAACCTTATATTGATTTACTCAATACATATGGAGATAAAATATCTGCAAGTGATAAAAAATCTAAACAATTAGATTGGTCAGATAATCTTGTAGGGAATGTTAAACAAGAACATAAAATTGAAGACCATATATGGCAAGAAAAACCTAATGAACATTTGCCTTCTTTTTTTAATTGGATGGGTGCTTGTGTTAATCTATATGTAAAAACAAAATTAAAACAAGGTGATGAACAAGATAATGCAGCGGCTGAAAGAGGAATTAAAAAAGTTGCTATGCATAATAGTTGGCTTGTTAATTCTATAGCA